CGCAAGCGCCGCGCCACGGTCCTGGGCGACATGATCGCGGAAATGCGGGCCAAGGCGGAAGCCGAGCAGGCGCGGCAAGACGAGGATGCCGTTCGCGCGGCCGAGAACTTCGCGGCCTATCGCCCGAAAGCTGCGGAGTGACCACCATGGCGCCGCCCTACAAGACCGGACCCATCGACGACGCCGAGGCATGGATCATCGCGACGCCGGACGCGACCTATGCCGAGGCCGCCCGCATGCACGGCGTGACGCACAACAGCCTGCGCGCCCGCATCTCGAACAAATACGGCTCGCTCGCCGCGGCGAGGCTCATGCGCGACGCCGGGGTGCTGAAACCCGATGCGGGGCGGGTCCTTCGGCCCGTGCGGCGCTGCATGCGGTGCGGCGTTTCGGCCAACATAGATCACGGCCTGCGGATGTGCTCAGCATGCCGCAAGGAGGTCGCGCAGCTTCACGACGGAGGAGTTTGAGTATGCCGATCAAGAGGGATGCGGAAACCATTGCCGGATACAAGGACGCGATCTGCGAAGCGATTGCCTGCGGTGACAGTCTGGCCAAGGTGCTGCGAAAGAAGGGCATGCCCGGGTATTCGACCGTCATTCGCTGGTTGCGGGATGATGAAGATTTCAGGGTCGACTACGCGCGCGCGCGCGAGGCTCAAGCGGACGCGGATGCCGACAAGATCGGCGACATCGTGGATCGCGTGCTGGCGGGCAAGCTGGACCCTCAGGCAGCCCGTGCGGCCATCGACGCGCTGAAATGGACGGCCGGCAAGCGACAGCCGAAAAAAATACGGCGACAAGCTGGATCTGGACATCAATGGCCGCGTGCAGATCGAGCGTGTCGAGGTGAAATTCGTGGGGGACGGCGAGTGAACGCGCGCGACGCAAAGCGATACGAGCGGATGCAGCGGCGCCTGTTCGCGGCCGGCGCGCTGCTGTCCATGTGGCTGGGCTATCTCGTCTGGGCCGCTGCATGATCCTCGACGTTCGCCCGCCCAAGGTCTTTGCCCCGCTCTGGAAGTCGAAGCGGCGGTATCTGTGCGCCTGGGGCGGGCGCGGGTCGGGCAAGTCGTGGGACCGGGCCATGCACATGATCGTGCGCCACCTGACGGAGCCCGGCCTTTCGTCGATCTGCCTGCGAGACGTGCAAAAATCCCTCGACCAGTCGGTATTCAAACTGCTGGTCGAGACTGCGGCCCGGCTCGGGGTGGCGGAGGCGATCAGGCCGGTGGAATCTGATCGGATCATCAGGACGCCGGGTAACGGCATCATTGCCTTCAACGGCATGAACGAGTTCAACGCCGAGAACATCAAGTCGCTTGAGGCTTCGACATCGCGTGGTGGGAGGAGGCCGCGACCGCCGGGCAGGGGCCGCTCGACATGCTGCGCCCGACGCTGCGCAAGCCGGGGTCGCAGATCTGGTTCACCTACAACCCCCGCCTGCGCTCCGACCCGGTCGACGTGATGATGCGCCAGGACGCGCGCTTTGCGGACAGCCGCACGGTCGTCGAGGCCAACTGGCGCGACAACCCGTTCCGCGGTCCCGAGCTGGAGGAGGAACGGCTGCTCGACCTGGCCGGCGACGAGGCCCGCTATCGCCATATCTGGGAAGGCGATTACGAGGCCGAGTCGGACATGCAGTTCATCGGCGGCGGTCTGGTGCGCGAGCCATGGCCCGCCAGCCGTTCTCGCAGATCGGCGACGAGCTGGTGCTGGGCGTGGACGTGGCGCGATTCGGCGATGACCGCAGCGTGATCTGGGCACGGCGGGGCAGGGACGCCCAGACCGAGCTGCCGATCATCATGAAGGGCGCCGACACCATGGCGGTGGCCGCGCGCGTCATGGCCGAGATTGACCGCCTGCACCCGGATGGCGTGTTCATCGACGAGGGCGGTGTGGGTGGCGGCGTGATCGACCGCTGCCGGCAGATGGGCTATTCCGTGGTCGGCGTGAACTTCGGCGGCAAGGCGGATCGCGCCATTGAGGGCGTGCCGAAATGCCGGAACAAGCGCGCGCAGATGTGGGCCACCATGCGCGAATGGCTGCGCTCGGGCGGATGCATCCCCGACAGTCGCGACCTTGAGATGGATCTGACCGGGCCGCTCTACAGCTTCGACGTGAACAACGCGATTGAGATCGAGAAGAAATCCGACATGAAGAAGCGCGGCGTCTCCAGCCCCGACGAAGCCGACGCGCTGGCGCTGACCTTCGCCTATCCCGTGGTGCCGCGCTCAATCCAGCGCCAGCAGGAAGCGCGGGCGCAAGAGGATTGGCACCCGGTCTGGGGCAGCCAGTAGCCAACATATATCGCTCAGCGCGCCGTCCATATCCTGCCCCCGAACAATGACGGGCGGGCCATGGCGACGACGCACAATTTCACGGTGGGCAATTCCTGGACGCGCATCGCCAGCGGGCGCGCCGACGGGCAGGTGGTGAAGGTCGAGGGCGCCGGGCAGTTCAACCTGGCCGTCACGGTGGGCGCGAAGTCCATCCCGCCCGACATCCCGCCGCAGACCGGGCATCGCGTCACGGGCAAGACCGATCTGCCTCTGGTAGCCGCCCAGCACCTCTGGGCCAGTGCCGCAACCCCCACCAACCTGACGGTGACCTGATGGCCAGCGCGACGAAACGCATCACCCTTTCCTCGGCTGGCAGAAGATCGCGGAGGCCAAGGGCCGCGAGGCCATGGCCATGATCGATTCCTACGGCGCGGTGCAGCTGGCCGTCGCCGACGGCGAACCGCCGCGGGGCGATGTCGCGAACGGCCATGCCATGAACGGCTCGATGATGTGGCCCGTGAAGGGCGCCGAAATCATCTGGGCGCGGGGCGAGGGCGTCTCGGTCTACGTCACGCTGCTCAAGGTGGTGCCCGAGTTCGCAACGCTGGATTCGGCGGCGGTCAAGGCGGTAGCGCAGGATGCGGATCGCAAAGCCACCGCCGCGCAACTGCCGCCGTTCGTGCCCTTCGCGACCCGCGCCGACATTGCGCTGACCAACTTGGGCGACGTGCGCCGCATCAGCGTTGCCGGCGTCGGCGATTACCGTCAGGCAGTCGGCCCCATCGCCTACACCCCGGCTGCCATCTCCGCCGATGGGATCATGCTGGTCCCGGATGGGCCGATCACCCCGCAGCACTTCGGGGCGCGGGCTGATCTGGAATACGAGTTGCAGCAGATACGGGGCTCGGGCGGCGTGCTGACCGACGCTTACGGCTTCGTCAGGACGGGCGGGACCAATGACCGCGCTGCCATCGTCGCCGCCGATGCTTATGCGGCAGCGATGGGGCAGCCGCTCGTCTTTCCTGCGGGTGCGTATTACATTGAGGGCGCGGTTCGGCCCACGGCGCTGTGGCTGTCCGAGGATGATTTCGGCGCGGTCCTGTGGCTCAACTACAACCGCGACACCAACGGACGCTCAACCTCGGGGCTTGAGTTCTTCCACGGCCGCACGGGACTCGGCGTTCCCGGTAATCATGGGTTTAGGCTCATTGGTCAATATTCCATTACAACCCCCAAAGAAAGTGGTAACGGCCAGCTTGGCACCGTGTGGCGGATTGGCGATTATTACCTGCCGACCGAGCAGCCGGTTCTTGAGGGCATGCACATCCGGGTCAAGGTGGTCCGGGCTGCTGTGCAACGCAACGAGATCGGCACCATCACCCAGCGTTCGGCAGGGTCCATCCTGGGCGCCGGGTTCGCGGGTATCGAGCATTCGAACTACGAAATCGGCGTCTGGGGGCGGACCAACGTATCCAGCGCCATGCCGATCCTACTCCATTGGGGCGCGAAATACGACCCGGACAGCATCGCTATCGCGGGCGTGACGGTCACGAATGGCGGCTCCGGCTATTCCTCGACCCCCACTGTCGTTTTCACCGGCGGCGGTCCGGGCGTCACCTACCCGGCCGAGGCCACCGCCACGGTCGAGGGCGGCGTGGTTACTGCCGTCACCGTCACCGATTGGGGCACCGGCTACACGGAGCGCCCGACCGTCTCCTTCGTTGGCGGCGGCGGTTCCGGCGCAGCGGCAACGGTCGTGTTCGGTGATGACGAAACCCTCGACAAGCGGACTTGCCAAATCATCGAAACCTACCATTCCTGCTGGTGGACGATCCGGTTCATTACGCCGCTGGATAACAACATGGGGTATAATTTCCTCCAACCCTATGATCTGGCGGGCACCGGGCCGGGCGAGGTGTTCGGCGTTGACGGCATCAAGGTGGCGGGTGGCGCGACCGGCGTTAACTATGGCGGTAGTCTCGGGTCCATCTCCTGCGGCGACAACTGCGATGCCTATGCGATCCCGCGCCATAAGCCTTTGCTGTGGCAAGGGATCACGATCCATTCGCCCAAGGCGTCCGAAGTGAACTCCGCGCTCGGGTCCGAACAGCTTTACATCAAGGGCATGGGAACGGCGAAAGGGTCGCAGGATTTCGAGCCGGGCACCCGCCAGCCGAGGCAGCGGCAGTTGCGTGCCAACATCACTGTGAACTATCCGCAGTGCATCTATGCCGACGAAGCGAACCCGGCCGATCAGCGCACGGTGTTCGTGGATTGCGTCTATGGCAGCGTGAAAATCAAGGGTCTGTCGTCGCTCGGCTCGCATCGCGGCATCGAATACGAATACTGCTGGGGCGCGTTCGAACTGGACGGCCATAGCGGCGACGGCGTCACCATCATCAACTTTTCGGGCGGGCTGAGCCTGCTGGACCAGCGGCAGGACCGCCGGAACCAGAGCAACTCGGGCGATACGAGCAACTACGCATTTGGCTGGGGAAGCCCGAATAGCCGTGCTATCGAACTGCTGGGCAACAGCCAGACTATCGGCACCGTCGCGGCCGATGCGGAAGTCGGGGATACGGTGATCTATCTGGCCGCCCCCAGTCTGGTCAGGGCCGAAACCGGATGCCCGCTGCAAATCGGCGCTGTCCGGGCCACGTCCACGCGGATGCACTGCGTCGGGGCCGTGCAGCTATCCGTCGCGCCGCTCACCGCCCCTGTGTCGTCGGGGGCGCTGGTGGTGGCGGACAGACAGGCCCATGCGGCGCGTGTGGAGAGCGCCACGCGGTCCAGCTTCCACGGCGTGGACCTGAACTATGGCCGGGTGGACGATCTGGACCTGACGCGCATGATGTATGCAGGCCGCAATGCGGTGCGGCTGCGCAACAACAGCGTTGCCAAATCCCGAGGCGGGCGCTTGCCGCTCATGGGACGGGCCGGAGGGGACATGCGGACTTTTCGCGTCGAGGACACGTCCAGTATCGTTCTGGATGGCGTCTACATCCCCGACAACCCGCAGGTTGCGAACCACATTGCCTTGATCGGCGATGCGTCCAGCGCCACCATTCGGGATTGCGTGATCGAGAACCCGGCCTCAGTGGTGGCCTACGGATCGCGCGGCCAAGTCACATGGAGCGGCAACCGCAAGCCGGACGGCAGCAAGGCCGTCTGGGGTGGATACGAAAACACCTGGACCCCATCTCTGCTGATCGGCGGTGTTGATACTGGGATCACCTACGGC